ACGACACAACAGCTTTTGGTGTAAACGACAAATTATCCCCTCCTTTTGTTGGGTACTTTTCTTTAGCCCACCCGAATGTTTTTCCACTGGACGGGTAGCCTTGGTTGCAAGCGTGGCACTTGCCGAATCCCTCAGTATTGTAACTGAAGGCATCGGAGGAGCCACACGTTTCATATGGACAGGGTTGGTGTGCATGTTCAGCCATGTGGCTCTCTCCTTTGTTTTACTTAGAACCTATCAGATACTTGTACCCTACTTCTTTGTACAGGTGGTTCATCTTTACACGACCTTGGCCCTTTTCTATCTCCGCATCCCTCTGACCAAAGAAAACGTCAGCCTCATTGTCAAGAAGCCAGCGCATAGTCATCTGACGGTCAAGCTCGTAAGAATGAAACGTAGTGTTAAGCAGTGCTTCCATGTCATCACGTTGGTGCTTCCAAACGTGCGCTCTGACCACGTTAGCATCTGCCGCACGAATGTTCCTTGCACCCTGACGGATAAGTAAGTTAACTCCCATTGGCTTACGGCCATTGAGTTCAAATAAGTCGAGTGTCTGTTGGTAATAGCTCATTGTCGGGTCTCCTAGCTTAAGTTTTGTTTGTTTGTGCCTTCGAGTGGCAACTGTTCACATAGCTCTATCAAGATGTCGGACATCTCATGTAGTGCCGGTATTTTGATATTTACGACATCATCATGTATAGCTGAGTATAGGTACATCATAACGTCACGCCTATCAAACTTACTGATTAACTGTTCCATAGCGACAACAAGGTTAGTTGCTGATACATCTACAGTGCAATGCTCGGTACTTTTGACATGAGCATTTAAGTCAAATACATTCGGATTATTCTCCATCTCCCTTCGTTTCTCTTCTGAACGATCCCAAGCCTCTTTAGCGGCCTCTACAGGGGTCTTTCGTTTCTCTTTAACGTCTTCAAGTATGTCACCGTAGTCAGGGTTCTCTTGTACCTCTTTGTACCCTGCCTTAGCTTGCTGCACTTCTTTAACCTTCATAGGTTTATCTGACGACATAATATCTTCTACAAGTTCGTCAGGTACAGATGGCGCTGCTAGTTCATACAGAACTGTGATTGGAAACTGGTGCGTCATAAATGTTGCACCAAACCTACGGCCCACTTGCATGATCCGCAACCTTGTCTCCCGCTTCAAATCAGGAAACTCCTGCATACACCAATCGTGGAAGGCGTTATCACTGAGGTGCATCTCACGACCCTCTTGTAGAGCTTGACCTGCCTTTATGATATTCTCGACAGCACCAGACAAATGCTTACGCACATCATTAGCGACATCATTAAGACTACGAACCTTTGCTTGTGTAGTAAGCTGGTTGTAGTATTCATCATCGTCCATACTTACGTTCCTTTCTTATGTTATACACACTAGAAGTAATATCTAAAGTTATAACTTATGTAAACCCTACACTTACTTATAGGGATACATCTCAAGATATTATTCATCACGAATTGTTACAGTACAAACTTTCTTAACTTTCGTAAAGCTGACTCTTCCTTACGAAATACCCAAGTTTGGTTGTTTCCAGTAACCTTAGCTACATCATCTTGTGTCATATCGCCAAAGTATCTCATTTCAATAACCTCCAATTCTTCTGTCGTTAATTTCTCACGGGCGGTCTTTATGACATAACTCGCAAGTTCTTTAGCCTCATATCTAGCGACATGCTCTCTGCTTGAAGCTCCGTATTCCTCACTGTACTGACCAGATGTAGACGACAAAATAACTTTCAGCCACTTGTGTCCAGCCTCAGACATATTCCCCGTAGCTGTGTCGTTTATATCACGAGCAAGCCTACGGGCAATATTATGCGCTGGTACTGCAACAGGTAGAACGTCAATGTTTATGTAATCGTGCATACGTCTCTTAGCCTCTCTGTAGAGGTGCGCTGGATGTACGTCCTCCTCGTCAGCCAATATCTCGTAGCACTTAAGTACACCCTCTTGTATCATGTCATCACGGTGTGACGGAGAGTTGAACCTGTTTGCCACACGCTCACACATTTCTAGTATCTCAGGCCCAGTTAAGCTCATACTCTACCTCCAAGTTCTCCAACTCTCGCTGTCGCTTTCGGATCAGATACACAGCTTCCTCGACTGTGACATCCTCAGACTTATCTAAAGCCCTAATGATTTTCTTTAGCTCATCTTTAGTCATAGCTTATCCTTTCCCTCAAGTTGATTGATACGCATTTGTGCATAACGAATGACCTTCTCAAGGTCTGTGATCTCGCACTGAGCCTTACTCATTCCCTCGTATGGCTTGTATCCTGCACGACTGGCATACTTGATGATATTCCCACGCCAGAACTCAAAGCCATTCTGCATGATGTATGTGATAGGTTCGATCTTCCACCGTGCATAATGCTTGGGTTCATTCACGATGTCTGCTGTATGTTCTGCCATTACGTTCTCCTTAAAGTCCTCTTGTTCTGCTATCAACTTTCGCCACTCACTGTTTATCATTACTCTTCCTCCAGACATAAGCCACACCATGTGTCCTTGCTTGCATTACCACAGCTTACACACTTGCGCCACTTGTTAACCTCGTCACGATCTTGAGAAGCCTTACGTTCCTCTGGTGTCATGGGTCTAATCATGGTTCTTTCTACCCTCTGCTATCACCTGTTCATACTTGAAGAACAACTGCTCAAACTTCCACTGGTAGAGCTGTTGCATACCCATCAATGTGTTCATCAGTTCGTCTGGGGTAGGCTCACGCTCACCGTCACCTATCTGTCTGAACACAACCTCAAGGTCATTACAGACCTGCCAACAGTCCATTATCATTGGCTCTAAGTCGTATAGTTTAGCCATCGTCATCTCCTTCTAGTTGTGCAAGCCTTTCGTATCTATCCTGCCACCACTCATCGTAACCCCTTGTGCCATACTCAAAAGGACATTGATTAAGAGCCAGCCCCATAGCCTCATTCAGCTTGGCCCCAAGCTCTTCGATCATGTCTGCCGCTTCATGCAACAAAGCATCTGTTTTGAGCTCGCTTATCTTTACAGATACACCTCCTGCTTCTAAGTCTACAAAGACCACACCTTCACGCAACTGTAGATCATTACTCATTTCGTTTCTCCTTCCATCAAAGCATCCCACGACACAGGGAACAACTCTTTCATCTTGTCACTGATCTGGTCAGCTACAATGCGTGTCTCTGCCTGTGTATCAGGCTTACAGCGTAGGTTACACATCTTCGCTATGGCCCCTACCGTTCCGCTCCAGAACCACTCCGTGTACATACTCTGGGGCAGTACCATACGGGCTTGCTCTGGGGCTACTCCCATGTCAAGCAGATCGTTGTAAGCAGTGAGACATGCCCAGTTAGCATCACCCCAGTCACCTACATCAACGACACCATCAGACCCCTGCTTCTTATCCGCCGACTTACCACGCCATACATCCGGTGTATAAAACTCAATATTTTCAGTTGTGTAGCGCCTAGATATTTCATTCCAAGGCATATACTCATGTTTTTGAAGCTGACGTGCTACAAACATAGGCGCACGACATTGGAACGTAACCCATGTGTGGTTAAAGGGGCTGATGTGATTATGCTTGGCAAGGTATCGGATCAACCTAGCGTCATCTTCTTTGAGCTTAGGTGGCCCCCAAAGATCATCCTCCATCTCACTACGCTTACCAAATGATACCCTAGCACTGTTTACGACCATAAGGTCAGAGCCAGCGTGTTGAACGTAAAATGCTGTAATACTCATCAGAACGGCACCTCATTATTTCCATTGCGGGGGTCATTGAAGTAACCCTTCGCCAGATACTCCAGCCGTGGATCAAGGAGTTCCTCTAGCTCACGGATGATTGACTTGGGACGAATACCCATCTCCTCCAAGTGTTGCTCAAGTGTCATGTTAAACATTCTCATTTCCCTTCGGGTGCTGTGTAAAAAACGTGTGTGCCAATGCGACCATCTCGGTGGTAACTTTTAGCCCAATATGGTGATACATAAGTAGTATGATAGTGGGTAGAAGTCAAGCCAAGACGATCACCTTTTAGCACTGACTTAGCTATTGTCTCAGCTATATCAATGGCTTGTCTATCGAAGACATTGCCAGTGTACTTGTGATAGTTATCAGATTTTCCATCGTGGGTGAACGAGAACTGCTTGTGTTGGAAGACAACAGCACAGATTTCGTCGGGCCAACGTGGTGATTCTACCCTAGTCATAACGACCTCAGCAACGGCCCTCTGTCCTTCCAGAGGTTCACTACGGCTTTCAAAGAAGACCGCTGCTGCAAGACACATAAGGGGTGTCATTCGATCTCACTGCCCATAGCAAAGATGTGACGACCGCCAGCCTTCATAGCCAACACACGGTCAAGACAGAAGCTCTTGTACTTGGGCTTCTCACCATCCTTACCCACGAACATGGGGATCAGGTTATGAGCCTTGAGAACGTCAGCAGCCTTACGACCACGTTCACCACCCACAAGGTATTTCTTTACGTTCAAGCGACCATTGTATGTACGCTCTTCGTTGTCCTTGGTCAGGAACTTAACGGTGATGAACTCGTTAGTGTTCTCTGCCAGTACCATGCTTACCATGCGTGTATCTAGTGTCATATCAATTACTCCTGTTTCACTGCGTAGCGGTGCTACTCTGCTGTTTTGTTAACGACATATATTGGTGTCTTGGGGGATAGCTCCCGTAGTACCTTGGCCTTCTGTTCAGCCTGTAGCTTTGTCATGGTGGGTAACGCAAGTCGCATTACGATACCATTGACCTCAGTTGCTAGTGCGAATTGGTTCATTCCCATACTCCTTTTACATCTTTCCACTCTACATCACCATACCTACCAGAATCATTTAGGTAGTCAAGTGCTATATCTTTAAAATTCCAATAGTGTACCTCTACCTCTTCGATACCCTTATACTTAACATTGGTTTGATACTTATAAGCCATTTGTGCTTCCTCTCGTGCTTCTTCTGCGTCTTGAAATAGTGCGTTTACTTTTCCCATTTGTCTTCTCCTTAATTCCCACGGTGGGGGTCAACTTATAGAATCACTCTCGCATTTTCCACTGGTGGGGTCAAGAATTATTTCCACTGGTGGGGTGACTCTCATTTTCCACTGTGGGGGTCATTTTCCACTGGAGGGGGTACGGTCATTTTCCATCGGTGGGGGTACATCAGTGATCGCTTATATAAACACATGCTTATATTCGAATATTTGTATATGTTTATATGCTTATATATGGATATGCTTATGTAAGACCGTATGCAACGGCATACAATGGTATGCAATGGCATACAACGGTATGCAACCAACGGATACAATGGGATGCAACGGTATACCGAACTTGAAACAATTCGTGATTTGACTCTTGCGCAAAAATAATGTGCGACAAAAATGCAACTGATTCGCACCTGCCGTCCTTCGGTGTTTTGCGACCGCGATTCGGAAAATCTAGCCCTAAGTCATATAGTTTGGGGGGCGTCAATCCCCCTTGTGACGCTTTGGATTTAGCCCTTGGCATTTTCCTCTTTTTGGCGTTGCTTTTCCAGTAGCTCTTTCAAGTGGTCCTTAAACATTTTTGCCGTTCCTTCTTATCAGCGTTTCGATACCCTCTTATGACATACGATTCGCCCCGCGTCAACCCCTAACTTTTTTCGCTTTTATGTATTTTAGGGCTTGCGAATCGTTTGGGTATGGGCTATTTATATTGTATCGAAACGCTGATATGAGGAAAGCACGATGAAAAATGTTTACACAGTCCACGGCTCCGAAGATGGTTTGATTGGGGTATATAGTAACATAGCCAAGGCTTGCCAAGTGGCCGCTGAATATTCCGAAGGCCACCGAGTCAGCACTTCCAAGAGCGTAGAATTGGGAGTCTGGCGCTGGGTATATGAGGGAATCAATACCGCCGAAGTGGAAAAATGGCCTGTAGCATAAGATCGAAACGGGGGGTTGACATAGCCCCCGAATCGCCCCATAAACTAACTATAGAAACGCTGATAAAGGAAACGACAAGATGACAACTAGGATTTACAATCGCCGCCCGATACTAGCCAAGCGCCGCAAGATTGAACGCTTGAATCACATTGCCAAGCGCATATTCCAGCTTAACGCCGTTTTAGCTGTTGCGCTTGTCGCTTATGTTATGGCAAAATATGGCTACGCTTACAGAAACGATATAGGGTTTTTCATCCCTAATATCGGCGGCTATAACTTTACCTTTGGAGGTTGAACCTATGAAAAACGCAATCACTGACCTTGAGTCAATCACACAAGCCTTGAACCTATCAGGCCCTATTGAATCCTACTTGTGGGAAGAGCTAACAGACGGCAACTATTGGGACTCCATTGATAGCATAGCGAGTCAACTAGAGTCTGCCAGTTGTTCAGCGGGTAGCTGGAACGATTTGATTTATACCCGCGATATTCTGGAAAAGCTATCGGATAGCGATTGGCTGAACGCTATTGAACAAGCTGTTGATGACTTTGGAGATGCTACAGGCGAGTCGCCTAATTTTACCTATAACGGCCCATTTTGCTTGTCTAACGTAGTTACCTTTGCTGTTGATTGGGTAGCTAGTGAACTTGCCCACAAGTTGCGGAGTCTTGATAGCGTTTGGCTGGTAACTGCTGCTGTTGACTCACTTGATCCAAGCCCAGAGATCATTGCCCTAGCTACCGAGTCTGAGGCTGTTGAATGGGTATCTGAGGCAATAGACTCTCGCATTGAATGGCAAGTTCAGCATAGCGTTTATATGCTAGAAGAGTCTGACCTTGACGATATGCGAGAGCAAGAGTCCGTGCTATTTACTATGCAAGAGGAGTCACTGTAATGGCTGATAGATACGCAATCAAAGGATACGCCGAGTCACTTGATGGCCCCGTCACACTGTACGAGTCAGACTCATATGATGACTGCGCTAGGTGGCAATCGCTATATACCCGCTTTGGCGATTGGGGCGGCTATGATGTACTAGCCCTATTTGAGATAGCGCCCGATCAGTCAACGCTTATGATTCACCTAACGGATTCACCTATCATAACATGGGAACGGGAGTCAGTGTGATGAAGATTGAATATCGAAACCTAGTATTCCGCAAAGACTCCGACAAGTGGCATTGTTTCCACGCCTATGAAAGCGCAAGTGATTGCCTAGACCATGCGGCAGAATTGACAATCGACAAGCCCCATTTAGACTTTCTGCCAGTGCTTTGGCGATTTGATATAGGTCAATATTCGGTGCTTGACTTCGACTAGACTCTAGACTCCTCCCATGTCTAAAACTGGCGTCCCTTCGGGGGCGTCTTTTTTGTGTCGTGCCAATCGTTTATCAAGTGTTATACTATAACATAACGCTGGAATGGGGTATAATGTTACCACAAGAATCACTCATGGGATGTGGGCGAATCGCCTATCCTCTGTCAAGTTTTTCTTTTGTTAGCTCACGTTTTGTTACAGTTTTACAGATATTTGTAACATTTGGTAAACTTTCGCTTGGGACCCTTGACATTACGGGCGAATCATGCTCGGTGGGGCGTTAACACCACCTGAATCCAAAACCAAAAATTACTTTCGCCCTACCCACCACGTTCAAACAGGCGTTATATCTTGAGTACCCACCAAGGTACATATCGGCGGTAATCCGCTTACGTCATCACAAATTGTTACAAAACGGTAATAATACTCACGAAAACACGACAAAAAAAGAAAATACTTTCGTTGTAAAACAAATGATTGTAAAATAGTTGACAAAAAGTGAAAATAATGTGAATAAAATTCTGAAATGTATCCCTATAGTATAGTGAGAGAGAGAGTAACTTAAGTTTTAACGTAAATTATTACCACTACGATTTATACTACTAAGCTATATAACGTAAGTCATAACTATAGTTACTCCCCTCAAGAATTACCCCTACTAGTTAAACCAAGAAGTATGTTCCCATAGATATAACTTACGTTGCAAGGTTCTTGCCGATTGACAGTAGGTGGTAATATCGACTACCCACTTAAGTTACCCTAATCTTGTCGTTAATAGCCCGTAGGGCGGAGACTGTCGTTATGATCCCAGCACTACCCTACAGTAAATTAGTAGAGAAGCACATCTTGGAATGTATCCAAGGTGGCATAGGTATTCGTCAAATGATTGCCTCAATGCAACACCTACAGGATGCCCCAAAGTCTTTATCCACTATGTACAAAATCTATGGGTCGTTCATTGAGATGGAACGAGCGAAGATCAATGGTGCTGTCGGTAAGAAGGTCATAGA